GCCGGCACCCAACCCCCATCGGTGAGTACCGGGTGATTTGCTGTGGCGGCGATCTCTTGGCCGCTGGCCGTTGTGATGACGGCAAGTTCTCCGGCATACCGTCGCCGAAAGGCTCGGCGCGCGTTCGCTGACACCAACGTGTCGGCCGGGAAGCAGTTGGGGTGGCCGGCGAAGTCGGCGGCCTCGGCCAGCGGCATGCCGTCCGCGCTCGAGCACAGCTCGCAGGCGCCGGCGTCGGCCACGTGCACCCAGCCGGTGATCGCCGCGGTGGCCCGGTCGATGACCTCGGTGGCAGTGCGGGTGGCCAACCAGACGTCGGTGACGGCGAGCGACGCCAGCCGGGACCGTCCCCGCCCGGCCGCCTCCATGGGTTCGATGTCATCGTCGAGCGCCGACCAGACGGCCCCGAACGGGCGCTGGTACTCGTCGAGCGGGTCGACGCCTCGCCGTGCAGCCCGCCCGGTCACCTGGGCGGCGGTGAGCGGCACGGGACGGATCTGGGCGAGCCGGGCAACGTAGGCGTTGGTCGTGCGAGCGGCCAACAGCTGGCCGGCGGCGACGAGCGGCACGACACGAGCGGCGAACGGGGCGGCGATGTCGGCGTCGTACCGGTCGAGGCGGTCCCACAGGCGGGTGACGGCGACGGCGGTCTGCCGCCGGATCACCGCCAACCGTGCCTGATGATTCGCTGCAGTCACACGAGCTCCTTGCCGGGGGCGCCCCGACCGTTCGCCGGGCTCAGCACCGGCACAGCAGCCGGTAGCGGTGCCGGCAGGCTCGCGAGCGCGGCGGTAGCGGCGTCCTCGGTGCGTTCGCCGTCCATGCGCTCGATGTCGTCCGGGCTGTAACCGAGGTACGTCATGATCGACCGCCACGACACACCGACCGCTTGCATCTTCGTGGCGGCGTCGTACTTCTCGGCGTCGCTGCGACTCTCCGGGTTCATCCACACCATCGACAGCGCATAGTCCTCGAAGCGTGCATCGCCGTCCGCCCGCAGACCGAGACGGATGACCTCTTCGTCGGACTCGGTGAACGAGTCACGGATCTCCAGCACCTTCGCCACCAGACCGGTCTCGGTGGCTTTCAACGACTGCCCGGACGGGAACGCGCCGGACTGGCCGAGCAGGTAGTGCGGTGGTGTGCGCGTCGTCGCCGCCAAATGTTGGATGTCGGCTTCGACCGAGTCGAGATAGCCGCGCAGATCGGCGACCGCGAACGTCCCGAACTTGGCGTCGACGTTCTCGGCCATCCACAGACGCGACACGGCCGACTGGAACGGTTCGATGTCGTTGCCGTTGGCGTCCTGTGGGATCTCCAGACCGGTCGACCACTTCTGCGGGAAGGCGGCAAAGTTGGCGGTGACGAGCCGGTCGAGCACCGTGCGATTGATGCGGTCTTGCACGTCGGTGACGCCGCCGTCGAGTTCGCCCATGGGTTCACCGACCAGCTCGGGGTGCGCCTGGTACTCGACGACCGAGACGACACCCATCGGGTTCGGTGCGTCGGGCACGATGCCGAGCGCCGGGTCCTCCCACGGCCGCCAGTCGTCGGTGTTCTGCCCGAAGCCGGCGGGGACGATCAGCACCGAGTCACGGCCCACGGCGGGCGCCTTGCGCTGCCAGTGGTAGACGGCGTCGTCGGTCCAGAGTGCGGCGTACTGCATGCCGGCGTCCGCGTCGACGAACGTCTTCAACGCGGCCGTGCGGGTGTGCGGGCTGCCGGCCGTGTAGGCGACCGCCATCTGCGCCGGATGTTCAGGTGTGATCTGCGGTGGGCGACCGTCACCGCCGGGCCAGACGAGCACGAAGCCTCGCCGGGCGACAAGCGCAGCGTTGCGCACCTTGCGGGATTCGAGGTCCATGCGGTTCGACTGCCAGAGACGCCGCCAGACTTCGGTGTCGGTGCGTTCCCCGTCGAGCGGGTCTTCACTGAACCGCATGCCGATCTCGCGTAGCCGTTCCGCGGGGGCCTGCACGATGAGACGCATCCAGTTCGAGCGCGCCATCTTCATGAGCGCGAGATACGCGTCTTTGATTTCGCGTGGCGCCCACGGCATCGGATGATCGCCCCGGAAATAGTTGTAGGCGCGGTCGATCTCCGTGCGACGACCGGCCAGTGTGCCGATGAGCGAGTCACGCAACGCAACAGGGGTGGATGGTGGCATCAGAAACCTTTCGCGCGGTAGCGGCGGGGCGCTTCGGCGAGCCCTTTCGCTACGGCATCAAGGCGGGCCTGCCAGCAGTAGACCGCCGCGACGACAGCGTCGATCTTGCGGGGCGACTCGGGATGTTCCTTCGCGATCTGCATGCCCGACGGGCGAGGCCGCCGGCGGGCGTTGAGCGCATGCGCGGTCAACCGGTAGCTGCCGTCGTGGGTGAGCTGCCGGTCGACGACCGCAGCGTGAAACTGGTTGAGCGCCCGCGACATGCGACCACCGAAGTTGTTGGTGCCGTGCCAGCACATCGGCCGGTTGGCTGACGCCTTCACTTTGAGCTGCTTCGTGTAGCGCGCTTCCCAATCGGCGATCACGGACTCCCACAGCGACGAGTCGGCGTAGAAACCGACGACGTCCCACCGGTCGAACGCCATGTGCACGGCGGCGTCGACTTCGATCTGCGGGACACTCCAGTCGTCGCCGGCGGGACCCGCGGGTTGCTCCCAGACCGCGACCTCGAACAGATGGCCGTCGCCGAGCCGGGCACCGATCAACGCGGTGGCGTCAGTGACACCCTTCGCACGGTGACGGGAACCGTCGAAGCCCAACACGATGCGATCACCGTCGGCGACGACCTTGGCGGCGTCAACGCAACCCGCCCACTCGGGTTGCGTCAACCACGCGTCAACCGTCGACGCAATCTGATTCAAGTAGAAGCGACGGGAGTGGCTCGGCGGTGTCGCCGGGTCCCACACTTCGTCGCGGATGCGCGGCAGGTCGATCCACCAGGCGTCGCCGTAGGCGGCGGTGAGCCCGGCCATCAGGGAGGTTTCGTCGGCCATGTCGACGTCGTCGGGCGCTTCCCGCGAGTCGTACAACAGGCTGCTGGTGCGAGCCCGTCCGTCGCGCATCGCCAGATACACCTGATGGGATCGCTCGGCGACCGAGTCCTCGCCGGCCGCGTGCGCGTTCGTGGTTTCCAGCACGCGGGCGGTGCCGCCAGGCGACTTGCCCACGTTGCGCCGGTTCACCTGGTCGAGCTTCACACCGCCGTTGCTGTCCGTGTAGTGCTGGGTCTCGTCCTCGAAGACCGCTGTCGGTCGTGCACCTTCGGCGGTCTCTGCTCGTGCGGTGATCGGTTCGAGGCGACCGACGGTGCCCGGCATGAAAATGCGAGTCTGTGCAACGTCAAGGCCGTACTCGTCGAGGATCGGTGACTCGGCGCACATCGCCAACACCATCGTCATTGTGTTCTGTGTTTGCTTCTCACTCACGCCGGCCAACTGCACGAGCGGCGCCGGTTCGGGTTGGGCGATCGGTTCGCCTGCCATGTACGGCTCGACGCGCCACGGCCGTTCCTCGCCGCCTTGAGCGAAGCACTCGAAGCGCACCGGCCCGCACAGTTCGGCGAGCGCGAGCGCGGCGACTGTCGGGGTCTTGCCAGCGCCTTTGCTGCGGCGGTACACGCCGCGGGTGTAGATCCAGCGGCCAGTCTCGTCGATCGCGTACCAATGCAACACGAACCGCAGTTGCTCGGAAGTGAAGCGCCATTCGTCGCCGGCCCGAGGTCCGTCGGGTTGACGGATGAATCGGGTCGTCCACCACAGCACATCCCAGCCGAGCGTGAGCGCCGGCAGCTCGGCGGGGATGGTGCACACCGCGCCGCTTGCCGTGGCGTCAACCATCGAGGAAGGTGCGCTCCTCGCCTGTCGCGTCGATCACGGGCACGATGCCAGTCGTTCGCTCGAAGCGCTTACAGGTGATGTCGACGTAACCGGCGCTGACCTCCATGCCATAGCCCCGACGTTCCTCGGCATGGACAGCGAGCAGCGTCGATCCCGAGCCGACGAACGGGTCGTAAACAGTGTCGCCGGCGTCGGTGAACAAGCGAGTGAAGAACTGGGGCAGCCCGACGGGGAAGGCGGCGCCATGGCCAGTGGCCTCGTGGGTGCCAGCGAAGGTCGGCAGACGATTGGTCGGGTATGCCAGGCCTTCAACGTACTGTCCCGCAAACCAGTCGTCGTCGGTGTCACCTTGGCGATCGCTATTGCTCTTGCGTTTCTTGGCCAACTGTTCGGGCTTGAAGAATGCGGCGTTACCGCCTTGCCTCCCGTCCCGTGCCGTGTTTCCGCCGCCCGGCCCGACAGGGGTGATGACGTGGTCGGTCGGGTGGCGCACGTGGTCGGGACGGAACTTCCAGCGGTTGCGAGTGAACTGGTAGACGGGCTCAAACCCGTTCTTGAGGCGCAGCACCGGTCCTTTCGGTACACCGGTGCGCTCCCAGCAAAACTCGGTGGCGTAGTGCCAGCCCCACCGGCGGACGTGGGCGGCGACGAGGTCGAGCACGTACAGGTCGGTGTCGAGCCCGTCGGCGGGCGGCTTGATGTTGACGAGCCACGAACCGTCGTCAGCGAGATGAGCGGCGACGTTGGCGGCCACAGGGGCGAACCACTCGACGTACCGGTCGGGTGGGATGGGCTCGAAGCCGCTGGCCGGGTCATAGGCGCGTTGTTCGGCATACGGAGGTGACGTGACAGCGAGGTTCACCCGGGCATCGGCGAGCAATCGGGCGACAGCCTCGGGGTTGCGGCAGTCGCCGCACATCAAGCGATGCTCGCCGAGCTGCCACACGTCGCCGGGTTGCGTGATCGCAGGCGCCGCCGCGGGCACATCGTCGATGTCAACAGGCAGCGGTGGCGGCGCCATCTTCGCCAACAAGTCGGCGAGATCATCGTCGTTCCAACCGGTGGCGGCGAGCAGGGTGGCATCGACGGCGCGCACCTCGGCGATAAGCGCGGCCAGTGCGGCGTCGTCGTAGCCGCCGAGCTCGGCCGTGCGATTGTCGGCGAGCGCGTAAGCGTGCGCGGTCGTGTCGTCGTCGTCGACCCACACCACCGCCAGTTCATCCCAGCCCAACGCGAGCGCCGCCTGCACGGTGTGGTTGCCGGCGATGATCGTGCCGTCGCGTGCAGCGACGACCGGTTTCCGTTGCCCGAACGTGTGAAGGCTACGAGCGATCGCGTCGACGTCACCGCGCCGCGGGTTGACCGCCAGCTGGCGCAACCGTTCGATCGACGTCGCCAGAGGGGCCAGATCGTCGACGATCATTGTCGGTTATCGCTCCACGAGTTTAGGGTCGGCCGACTCATCCGGAGCCTTCGCTATTCTGTCGACACCTTGAACATGACCAACACGAAGAACACCAAGACCGCCAAGAAGGTCGCCGCCGGCCCCGACGACGCCGCTCTCGCCAAGGCGCACGCCGTGGTTGTCAAGGCCCGGATCGCCCGCGACGCCGCCCGCGACGCCAAGGCCAACGCCACGACCCCGGCCGCCAAGACGAAGGCCGACGCCAGGCTCGCCCGTACCCGCGAGGCGCTTGCCGCGGCGATGACCGCCCGCCAGGACATCATGCGCGCCTACCGGGCTGCCGGCGG